ATCTTTTTTATTTATAATACTGCTGTAGCTGGTAATTCTACCTTATGCACGCTGCCGCCGTAAGTGTACCACAATCCCATAACAGGACTTTCGCGGTTAGCACGAACAACTGCCCCAGGATCTGTTATCTGTAGGTAATAGCCGTTAGTAAATATTTCACTGGATACATCCTGACCAATTTCGGTAATCAACTCAGCTTTCTGCGCTTCAGATAAAGTCACCCCAGTATCAATAATACCGTTATTCAGTGCTCTGTTGATTGGATCACTGCACCACGCTCTGATAATGGCATAGCCACGTTCTACGTATGGTACACGGCCTGTTTGATTCAAGCCGTTCATAATAGCTACCTGCAAAGCGTTACGCAGCCAGATATTACCGACATATGCATCAGCATAACCAAAGTTACCGCCAATCATCTTTCCCTGATAATATTGGATAAAATCATCATTACGTGTAGCCCAACGTCCGTAATAGTTACAATTCATAGCAACCAGATTTTCAGCAGTGGTTTCATCTGTCACGGATGCAGCTAACCCTGTTTGTGTTTTAAAAGCATAAGTTACAAGGCCGTTTACCCTATTCCAATCAATGCACGCACCAATAGAAAGGACCAGTGAAGCATCTTCTAACCCACCAAAGGTTAAGATAGTTCCTTCAAGATTTGCTGCAATTAAAGTATTAGGCAAATTAGAAGTATTGCTGGGTAGCGTATCTGCCGGGTTTTGGGTCCAAGGGCAATACATATAAGAAACATTCTGCAGGTTAGTCCATTCGGCCAAAGCAACAACAGTTGCGTCGTCTACTACATCCAACGTGGTAAAGCTTACCCAATTTTGATTTTGATCGATAATGCTATCCATGTTTTGACCTGGAGTAAGTTCAGCAGAGCCAGCTGATACCAATGCTCCGGCATCTGTAGTGAGACCTAACGCCTGTGCTGGGGTATAGCCTCCAACCGCGGTGCCACCAGAAGCAACCGAAACTTCCGATGCGGCGCCGGTCGTAGCCGATGTAATAATAAAACTGCCTAAATTACTGTTATAGGTTACTGTAGCCCCCGTAAGTTTTGCCTGCAGTGCTGCGGCCACATCGCTTTGAGTATTGGAGCTACTAAAATCCAGCCCTGTCACACTTTTTTCAGTACCGTCTATACTGATAGTCAAACCACCGTCTGTAATGGTTTTCAGCGTTTCCAGATTTTGCGCTGTGCCACCAATCAAACTACCGGCGACTGCTTCAGTGAGCAAGCGAGCAAAACGCAGACGGCGCGGTTTCCTGAAACTATTATCATAACCTAAAAAATATTTTGTTGCCGCCAGATATTCAGCACTGTCAAGTCCGAAATAACTTCCTACAGCTGCTTTAGATGTAAAAGCCATTGTGCCCGGAACAATGCACAAAGGATTTGTTGTTAAAATAAGCCCTGTAATTTCCAGATCATTACCGCCGGCATTAATAACCCGCGGCGTTACATTTACAATTTGTGATGCAGGAATTGCCATAATATCACTCCTTTTTTGGTTTATGGTGAGCGTCGATATTTTCGACCAGGTTGATCTCAACCTTTTCTGCATACTCCTGGCTAGTGCTAACGCTTTCCCATTGTGTCAGGTGCAGTGTCACACGATAGCGGTGTATGTATTGGTCGCTTAAATCGACAAAAGGTAAATAGGCCATATCGTCAGCGTAATTAAAGCCGATATCATAGCCTTTGAAAAAATCAACTGCAATATAATCGCGTCCCAAAGTAGCCAATGCTGAGGCTCTTTTGTGTGCTGTCATCTGATCATCACAGACAAAGTCAATGTCAATCGTGTATTCATACAGGGCCTTTGTCGTATAGATATTGTCGGCAGCCTGCGCATCGTCGCCGATATTAGTACCTACACGCGAAGTATCAGACACAGAAATTACCGTATAATCCTGAACATCCGGCAGACTGCCCCTGTTAAAATAACCGCGGTAAATATTGTCCTGTACTACACCAGGCGCGAATTTCAAAATAAAATCGTTTACTGCCTCAAACATTTGTATCACCCTTGCTCCAGTCGCTGGCGCTAAAATCCGGTGCCGTGATTTGCTGACTGATGCCTGCATTAGCCCAGCCGTCACGTGTCCAATCCTCAATAACTGACGTTATCAGCCACCAAGTACCATCAATCCGTTTAATAAAATCACCACTGCGTAAAAGCGGCTGACGTTGTCCTGCTGAAATCGGCATCATCATATCCGAATAAAAAAAAATCTGCTCACTGGCTTTGGTATCGCCCACACGTTCAAGATGTTGCAGTGCCTGTGTATCCAGCGGCTGAAAGTTTACCTTAACGGATTGCGGCTCACTATATTTGCTTTTAACCACACCTTTGACGTTAACCTGCCCAATAGACTGATAAAGCGTACATTCTTCATCAGGATGCACAGCAGTAATAACGTCTCGCACGACCTTATGCAAGTTCAACCCAATCATACCTTCACCTCATAACTGACAGCGCCAATCATTTGACCTGTATCAATAAGTACTGTTTCAGGATTTATTGCTTGTAGGTTCTTCCCACTACGTCCGCGTCGAGCTTTAGCTTTGACAGTAGCTTCCGCATTACCACCTGGTGCCCACGTCTTAATCGTCTTTTTAACATCGCCGACAGCAACAACCGCAGCTCGTTCATAGGCACGCTTAACATTTGCTCTGGACATACCGGCCATTTTTATATTTTTTTTGATGCCCAACACCCACTTTTTAATATTCTTGCGTGCAGTGCGTTTCATGAAAGGCCGTCGTGGATTATGACCTCCATATTCATTAAGATAGGCTACATAAGCCACTGACGTTCCATCGGGATAAGTTGCTCTTTCAAAGAACCCCACCTTAGCCTGTGCCTTGATTGCTACTATCTCCCGCAGCTTTTGCTGCAGCTTTTCACCGCCGGTTATTTTTTTAACATGGATGCCAGGCATTATAGCGCACCCCCAGACGATATTTAGCAGTAGCCGCCCAGTAAATTGCTCCGCACTGCGTCTGCTGATACCAGTTAGCATTATTGAACGGCGTTACCGACACATTGACTTTTCCCTCTGCTGCACTTGTTATTGTTCCTACCAGCGTGTCACCTCGCTCTTTCAGCGTTGCAATATGGCAGGTCAGGATATAAAGCAGCGTTTCGCGTTCAGCAAGGTCCGTAACCAGCGATTTAGGCGTGTTATTCAAAAGCAAAGTCGCCGCATTAAAATAATTGGTTAAGATAGTATCGGATACAGAAGTAAATTGCGGATACAGTTCCTTGAATTTGGCAGGATCAAATATTACTACTCCGTCCATGATCAGCCATTATAGGGACGGCTGTTTGCTTTTTTGGTATCGGCAGGCTCAAAACCATGTCGCAGTTCAGCGCGTTCTTTAGCAGCAGCTCTGGCTTTGGCTGCAGTAGTAGCAAAAACCAATCCTTTTTTGATAAATTCATCGTCTGGTCGATGTTTTAAAATCCATTCCCATGCATCTTTGGGTACGCCCGTAGTCACACCATAGCCACCGATAGGGAGAATACCTTTTTCTTTACCGCGCAGGTTTGTGGCATTACCTTTGATAACGATAGCTACTTGACGTCCGGAATTATCTGGAACCATAAATTTCAAGTCGCGCGGGTAGTTAGAGCAGACGGTTACAGTTTCACCGCTAGTCTGTATCGGTGCTTCTTCGACAGTTTCTTCTGTTTCGCCACCGATTACTTCGCCGTCAACAACTTCGTCAGTAGTAGCCGTCGAAGTCACTTTTTCCGCTTCTTGTGTCGTTTCTGTAGTTTTGTTTTCAACTTCGTCAGTAGTAGGTTTAGATGTTCTTTTAGTTGCCATATTATCGCTCCTTTAAATAAAAAAGGCACCTGTGTTTCACAGATGCCTTAATTTTAAGTTTATACGCCTGCCATGCTGGCGATCGCAAACGGACGATAGATAATCGCGCCATAAGTACCAAATGCAAATTTCTGCTCCCAGCTGGAAGTATTCGGGATAAGCTGGAATGCACGCATTTTTTCGCTGTATCCCAGTTGTGCAGTTGGCAACCCCTGTACAGTCCTGGCAATCAGCATGACGCTATTACCACTGGTTGCTGCTAATTCAGGCAAAGTTACAAAACTAATATTGTCAAAATACTTAGTAAGCATGTCTTTGACGCTGACGTTGAAGTCCGTAGCTTTACCCAGCATAACATTGACAACAGGCGGAACTGCAAGCACAAGGTCAGACTTTTCGTCAATGTTACCATTGGAGTTTTCAAACAATTCTGCTGCTAAAAGCAGAATATCATTATAAATCTGTTGAGTAGTTTTATTTGTCCATTTTGTCTTGTCTGTATCAACTACGGACGGTGTCAGCGATGCAGGTAGATTTGGGTCATTAAGCAGACCATAAATCTCTTTCCCCTTAACACCATACAGATAGAACTTATTCTGTTCCTTGTTGATGATTGTAGCAGCACTACGCTGTTTTTCAGATGCCAGATTAATCATAGCCCGCCCAGACACTGCCATTTCTAACTCACCATAACGGATATGGGTCTGAGCCAGATAGTTTTGACGTGTCGGATAGGTAACATTAACGTCAGCCGTAGCACCGTTGCCGTAGTCGGTGTATTCAGTGCTTTCACCTGTAGCCTCAACGGCCTTGAAGATAGCGTTGCTGTCAGTCCAGTCGCCTTTCTTCGTTTCGCCAAAGATCTCGCGGGCGTTAGTTGGTGCTGTAAGAATTTCCACTACAGCAGGATCAATCCATGTAGTCATTACAGCTGGTACACCGCTGTTAGGAGCAGTAACCATTGCAGCACTATCCTGTAAAATACGCTGCATATTTTTTTCAGTAATAAAGCCTTGAGCGCGATCAAAGACAAATCCCTTTTCGCGCATCAAGCGCATTGCATCTCTTTCAGTAAGCATTATTTATGTCCCCCCTTACGCGCCAGCTGCCGGAATAACCGGAGTGGCTCCGTAGTTAGTAATAATCGCGATGCCACCAGCTTCTGCACCAGTAGCAAATGCCCAGTCGGTTTCAACCGAGCCGGACACAGTAGCACCAGCAGCGCCACCCGATACAGCGCCTGTAGTTAAATTTGCAAACACCTTCTGCCCCTTGGTTACTGCAGCCTCCGGTTGAACATAGAAGTCGCCTTCGACCATAATGCATGGAGTACAACCTTCAGGCACAAAGTTCTGTGCAGGATCAAAGGATGCGATAGGATAAATCACATCGCGACAGACGAAGCCTAAAGGCTTGCCAGTACCGCTGGGCAAAACTTCGCCCTCATTGCTCGGGTCATCCCAGCAGAAACCACCGATAGGTACATCGGCGCCTGCAATACGGCCGAGCGATGTAGATACGATAGGATTGACAGATGCAAACGCACCCGGTACGCCCACCGCAGGATAAATATTTACTTTAGTTTGAAAATCAGCCATTATTTTAATCCTCCTCTACTGGATTTTTTCAAGACGTTCAAAAGCTTTCATGCTTCCTTCGTCTAAAGTACTACGACGTCCAAAAGCACTGTCGTTAGCGATAGGATAAGCAGCTTTAGCATCAAGCAAAATATCAACCATGCCTGCATAAGCAGCTTTGCTATAGTTGGCAGGATCTTTACCTGCTTGACGCAAAGCGAATGCATAAATATCCTCGGCACTGTCAAAAGCCATAGGGTCCTGAATAGTGCCGACAATAGGTCTTACTTTGGCTGCAGCGTTGTTTAACGCACGCAAGCTACCACGCATCTCTTTAGCAACCTGAGCTTTAACTTTAGCGATAGTATCCTCGCCTAGAGCACGTTTTTCGCCTGCCGATTCATGATCACGGTCAATACGTTTAGGATTAGCCTTCTCACGTTCTTCACCGTATTTCACGCCCATTTCAAAGGCTGCTTTAAAAGCAGGGTCTTTCATTTTTTCGTCAAGTTCATCATCTTCAACTTTGATGTCTTCATCCAAAGCTTTTTTCATTCCCTCAGATTCATGTTCACTGTCAAGTTTCCGACGCTCTGCCGGATCTTTTTCAAGTTTTTCACCGTACTTGACGCCTTCCTCAAAGTCGTCATCCTCTAAGGTTTTTTCAATATCCTCATCGGCAACGTCTGCACCTTTAAGTTTGGTCAGAATACCTCTGTAAGCTTCCTTGCTTTCATCATCCAAACCTGGCATAAACTTAGCTACGATTTCGTCAACGGTAGCATTAGCATCAATATCAAGACCTACTTCACGCGGATCATAGCCCTCAACTTGTGCTTCAATAACGTTGACCGCTTTTAAAAAGCCGGCGCTGGTAACTTCGGACGCTTCGATGCCTAAATTAGCATCCTGCGCCAAACCGTTACGGCGGCGTTTAAAAGCTGTAATTCTTTGTCTTTTGGTCATTTGTTTGGTCCCCCTTTGTTTAATATTTAAATGCGGCATACTGTCTGCAACGGCTACATCAGCCCCTGCACGACCTTCTGCCACAAGCGCAACATGATTTCCTGATATATCGCGCATAATAAAGTCATAATGCACCTTATCGCCGTTGCCTACGTCATATTCACCAGATGTAAAATCTGGCGTAAATCGGTACGCGCAGGATATCTCTCTTGCTGTGCCATCCTCAATAGCTGCAATAGCTTCAGCATCAGTAATGCTCATGCTATTTTTTAGGTACGGTGCCTCAAACACTGCGTCTGTCCCAGTACTACCAACGGTATAATCTTTCTGTGGATTATCTGCGCTGATAGGATGATGATCTAAAAGCAGAGGCAGTCCATTAAAAGTTGAAGCTGCTTTTGCCAGTTCTTCAGGGTCACGCAGTCCGTAATAAATGCGTTCTGGATCAAGTCCTTCTTCTTCCCAACTCGGCAGTTCGCGACCTAAATACGGATTGACACAGGCCTTACTAATAGGCGTCAGAGCAACATGTAAATACCCGTTATCGTCAATGTGGCGCATGCTCAATTGAGCATCAAAAGCAATTTTATTTTTATCTCGGTTCATTTTGGTTTCACCCCCTCTCTCTAAAAGTGGGCATAAAAAAGACGCCTACTTTTGTAGACGTCTGAGTTATTTAATCATTCATCAAATCCGGGCATTAAAACCTCAAATTGGCAGTTACAATATATAAGCTCACCTGGTTTGACATTTCGGTGTACATCTTTATCGTACAACCCATCTGACAAAGGAAATACTTTCCCATTCATTTCAACATGAGTTTTACGACTGCTATATTTACCTGGCACGTGTATCCAACGACCTTTAGTTGCACCTAACGCCTGTGCATTGGCAGTTGCCAGTTGCTGTGTAGCCTTATTGGTCTGATCTCTGGCAATAAGTACGGCACGATGCCGTATTTTTTTATTTTCGTCATCAACAACACGTTTTAAGACTTTTTCAAGGTATTTCGCCAGTGTCGCCCGATCACCACCACGCTTAAAAGTGCCCGCAGTGACTTTTTGTATTCCTCTCAAATACTGCTGCGGTATGGATTTAATCATTCCAACATTTTCAGCAACAATCTTACTGATGAGTTGTTTCTGCGCTGCTGTGTAAGAAGGAGTTATCGTCATACCCACTTCCTTTAGCTTGCGCTGGATCTGCGCCATAGTTCGCTTATTGGTTTTATCCGCAAACCACTTAGCCAGTTCGCGGGCCTTTACATCAAATTCACGGTACCACTTTTGTCGAAGCGCCTTCATTATCTGTACCCACTTAACCGAAGCAGCATCAGTAACAAGTTCGTTGTTATAATATTGAGTTATTTCCTGCTCAACATCTTTTTGCATCTTAGCAATAAGTTCCTCTAACACTCGCCTGTATTGCAGTTCCCAAGCTATACTTGGGCGACTGCGACCAAAAGTTTGCTGTTTCATATATTGCTCCTATATTGGTAATATGATATAATGTATTTACCAAATAGATTGTCGACAGCAGAAAGTCGCCTTAGCTGCTAACGAATGATGGGAACTGGGTGTCAATCCCAGACGGCGTCCATCCGACAATCTATTTTATTTTTTTGTTCTTCTCTTGAATGCAGTTAGAAGAAATGTAAAATTATTTTCATGCAGTTCTGGTGAAACAACAGCAACTTTTCCGTCTTTCGACAGCTCAAAAGTTCCTCGATCATTTTTTCCCAATGCACCTGTTTCAATAACATTACCAAGTTCAGAGAAAAATTTATCAAGTTTCTCTTGTGTAAACCCCTGTTTAGTACGTTGTGTAATTATATGTTTTAGCCCCGCTTTATCGTCACCCCATAATACACTTATGCCGCCTATATCCTCACGGGTAAAGGCGTTTTTTATATGTCCGTTTTTCTCTTGAAGCAACTTATCTATAGCCTTTTGACCTGTGTAGCCTTTATACTCCTTGCCCATCAATTCCTTCGCCGATTTTGTCAACTCATTGCCACTTTCACTTGAACCGCCGCCAGATGTAAATTTTCCATCTGCATCTCGCTTGTGATCGCTTTCATTAAAATTGGCATCTATTGTCACTTCTTTCCGTTCAATATCAGGGCTATCGAGCGGATCAAGAGACGGATCAAAAGGTTCTAAAGGATCAGTACCCGGAGCTGCAGGGTCATATGGTTCTAAGTTATTAAAACCGCTGTTCGGATCATTAATCAACTGTTCACGTACTTCTTCCGGAGCTACGACCCCTGCATCCATAAGCATAACATTAGTTTCTGCTTTAGTTTTATTATTAGTAATTTTCAGTGCTTCGTCATCTTCTGACAATGGTGCAAATTTAAACTCTATTGCCGGATCAATTTCTCCAAATGCATTAAGCTGCAGAAGTTTGCATAACCTTGTCATAGGTTCACCAAACATTTTTTCCTGCAGGCTTTCGATATTATCATAGTGATTACGCAGGTCAGCATCACCAGTATTAAAGCCTGCCGGTGAAAGCCCCCACATCTTCGTTACAGGCTCGTTAAACATTGCCGCAACATATTCCATTGCCTGCCTTACCAAATCAGTTACGCCAGCTAAAGACGTCGTCATAACGACTAAATCTTCTTTTTCTTTATCGATCGTAGCACAACCGTCATTACTCCGGTTCTGGACAAAATACTGTATGCGCTGCTGCAGTGTTGTATCCATGCCACCGCTTAATATTTCAGTCATATCAGTTTTAAAAACCGTAAGCGAATATTTTTCGAGCAACCTGTTTGCCGACTCTCGACACCCAGTAAAATGACTTACTGCATCCAATACCTTTTGCGCTAATGGTAAGCCAAAGAAATTATAAGCCGGTCGCAGAATAGTTGGCAGTGCATTTTCTGCAAAATACAGCATCCTTGACGCATGTACTGGTATCCCCTGCACATACCATATTGTAGGCTTAAAATAATCGTCAGCCATCGGGTTAACTGAATTATAATAACCAGGGCTTACTACATATGGCTCAATGAGTTTTATACCTTTAAACCCGCCTTGTTTGATAGTTTCCTGCGATAAAATCAGAGGATCAGCCCATCTATCCTGCGCCTCTCCAGTATCGATAAAGCCTAGTGTACCGCCATAATACCCACAATAGCTAGAAGCTTTATTAAATATCGCAGGCAATTTATATTTCACAGCATCTTCGTTAAGTTTTTTGACTTTATCGTCATTATCATCAGTATCAGTGTCATCGTTATCACCAGTCCTGATAAACTCGCCCCATTTACGCGTCATTTCGTCAGACCGCATTTCAATGCCGGCGCGAACAATCCCGACTTGAGCAAGACCTGTTAAAACACCATAGCCTACAAACATCGGGATACCTTCTGCGGCAAGACCCTTGATGCTGTGCTCTAAAAGTGACGATACTGGAGCAAAGCAACTATCTAAAACAACTTGCTGTTCTTCCGGCACATCACCCAAGGTGTACGGCAGGTTAAAATCATCCGGGCACAATATTTTCGGTGTCTTATCGGCAACTATCATGTTATTTATTTTCATTTTTAACGGTTTTGAATGCGGTTTCATTCTCATTTTTACCTCCGTAATATACGAGGATTAATTTTTCTTTTGTATCCTGTAGCCATCTTTTCTGCGATGCCAGTAGTAGCATCAGGTGCATCATCATGCGCATTTTTACCTTCACGTTGATACCGATTCATATCTTCGTAATATTCAGGCCACCGGTCTTTCCAATTTGCAGGGAAATAAATATGTTCCATAACCCAAGTAGAATTGGATAAAATACGCGCTTTCTTATTAGCTGATTGATGAAACCAATTTATACGACATTTATTCCAATTGTATTGTGTCTGTAAAATACTCCCTACATTACGCGCATAGCCTCTACCACCATTATTACTTTCAATATCAGCATCATTTACATTATGTTCAACAAGCATTTTTGCTTGAGTTGGTTCCGTAATCTCCATTGGTTCCTTAGTATATAAAACATCAAGTACATAAGCCTCTTTGTTGTACACGCCATAAACAATGCTGCACAAATAATCTTCGCCGGTATCGGCAGTATCGGTGTAACATTCTATACTACTGAACAATGATGTACCGTTTATATCTCGCGGAATATCATCATACGTTTTAAAGCTACTGTATAAACAACCTTTTAAATCAATTGGTTCTTGTTGATAATTGGCCATAAATATGTCTATACCTAATGTTTGCCTCTTAAACTCATAAGACTTAGCAGAAAATATCTCTTTACAGAGCATGGAACCATCATCTTGCTTGGCCTTAAGGTTGATGTGCATTATTTTTTTACCTAATGCAGTAAATTTTGTTAGTACTCTACCAGCTAAATCATCACTAGCCCAGCGCGTCATGATAATGATAATTTTGCCACCTTCCTCTAAACGCGACAGCATTGTATTAGTAAACCAATTCCAATGCTCTTGCTTAACATTATCGTTATATGCTTCCTTCGCAGACTTAATTAAGTCATCTATGATCAAAAGATTACAACCAAAGCCCGTTGCTGTACCGCTAGGCGATGTAGCAAGATAATTATTATATCCGCCTTCCAAACTCCATAGGTTCATAGCTCCGTCACCAGCTTTTATTTTTATTCCCGCAAACACATCTGAAAATACTGGCACATAATCATCTGCTTTTTCTTCTTGTATAGAATTTCTCACCCCTTTGGCAAAATTAGTGGACAGTGTTTCGTTATAAGACCCGGTCATAATCTTATAAGTCTTATCTTTTCCCAATATCCACTCCACAAGGTTTTGTGCAGTACGACTTTTACCAAACCTTGGCGGTAAATTAAGTATTAAAACATCATCATCGCCTTCTATGAATTTCTGTAAATTATCACACAGTGTTACAATATAGGGTCTATCTTCGCGGTAAAAATCTGGTGCCTTTAATTTGCAGTAATAAAAAAACCTTCGCCGTGCTAATTCACACTTAGCACCGAAGGCAATCATTTTTTTATTCATTTTCATCAGCTAGTTTCATCAGTTGATCTTCTGACAAATTTTCGTATGGGTTACTTTCATGTTTTAGAGTTTTTACCTCCCTAAAAAGTGAATAACGTTTCCCAAGAAGTTCCGCAGCCTTTATACGATCACTTAGTTGTGGTGGAAGATCAAATTGATCATTTTCTTCACCGTTCATAACACTTGTTAAAAATTTTAAAACATCCTCGCCTTCGGCAATTAGTTTTTCTTCTTCCTCTTGCTGTGGTTTAGAACGCTCATCTATATACGCGAGAATGTTAGGCTTAGTTAGGTTTTCACAAGCAGTTACTCTAGCTGTTTTTTCACTATACCCAGCCTTTTTTGCAGCTTCTGTAGCATTTCCCAACTTTATATACCAATCAGCAAACAATTTTTGTTTTTTTGTCAGCTTATCAAGCACTATCATCACCTTCTTTATAAATGGCTACAAGTGCCAATAATATATTTATTTCTTTGAAACTGTCTAATACTGGCTTTTTTACAAATTTCTGCTTTTCCGGATCTTTTTTATTCATAGGAAATAGTTTGTTATATTCTGCTATTGAGTAAAGGCGATTGAGAATAATAATAGTTACAGGTTTATCCAACTTTTGGCTATACTGCTGCCTACGATCTATAAGATATATTCGCCCACGTTTTGAAAGTGCAATACATAATTTATTTATTTTCCCTGCGAATCTACCCATTTGCTCATCTCCTCTCTGAAAATTGGCAATAAAAAAGCACCTAACCGAAGTTAAGTGCTGTATATTAAGTTATATAACCCTGGACTTGACCTGTCCATTATTTTAATCTGCACGCTAATAATTGATATACTTTAGCGTGTTTTGTTGCATTTTTACCCGGATGTTATTTATGTAGTTTAAGTAGTTATTTACTACACCACACCACGCTTGCTGCCCATGTTACTCCTATAACAAGATCAACTGGTCGTGTTGTTACATAGCCGTCTATAGCTCTTTCTACAGCCTGCCAATATCCCTCTATCAATGTTAGGGCTACTAAAAACATTAGCGTTCGCTTTAACATGTTCGTACCTCAATTAAATATGCCGCTGTATCACCCCAACGGTAAGGCTACCCCAAGTCTACAGATATGGTGCTCTGCGTTCTATGGGCTTCTTCACGGGCTGCGTACAGTTACCGTCTCTCATGCCGTTGTTTTGAACCTACCAGTGCGACCGCTGCAAGCCGCACGGTAGGAGCTATGGGTAGTTATCCGCATCATTCATACGATAAATTACAGCTATCATATGCCATCATACGGCGAACGCCATAGCCAAATATATAACATACGGTTTGCCACTTGCTCGGATAGTGAGCGGGTTACTGCGTATGCGTTATATCAATTTCACATTTTTACACTTTATATTATATCAAGGATTAGCATGGGCATTCTAGGACATCTTTTTCATTTCCAGCAGTGCTATGCCATGCAATCTTGTTGCTGTTCGGACATCATAGTGCAAAGCGTCTGCAACATCTTGCCAATTTCGCCTTGAAAAATAGTAACTTTTCAATACGGCTCTATGCCTTTCGTCCGATAAGCTATCAATCAGTTTTTCTGCCTCCATTCTTGCCTGCAGAAGCTCTTTACTGCGTTTTTCAATATATCGCTCTACCTCAATGAGATTGGCAACCACAGGTGCCATTTTATCCGTATTGGCACCATGTACAGGAGCAAAGGACAGCGAAGGTGTAATCTTTTCGGCAAGCGACCGCAGACGCTCCCGCTCATCTAGCAAGTCACTAATTTCTCCCGCAATGAAACGATATCTTTTTAGCTTTGCCTTTATCTCCTCTATAGTCATCTGCTACCCCCTGTATCTACCGATATATGAATATAGCGTATTTTTCTTAACACCCAGCTTTTGAGCAATTGCCGGAACATCCCACCCAGCAAACCCCATTTCGAAAATTACTGTATGCATATTACTCCAAACAAACGCCTTAGATGATGCCGAATTTCCGGGCGGTCGAAACATCGGAATGCCACTGTGTTTATGCATAATATCCCTAAATACTACTTTCATAGTTTTGTGCGGCTTGTATTGTTCTTTTCCCGCTTCTGTTTCTTTCCTCGCCCTAGCTTCCTCACGCCTACGTTGTTGCTCTTGTAAATGAGCTAAACGTGAATCTGTCGATGCTAACGGATTTGCTGCACCTTTATACTCTTGTACTGGTGTATGTTCTCCTCTAATACAAGGATTTAAGCCTATAAACGCACAATAATATCTGTCACCGCAACTTTTTAGCCTATAACATTTTTCACAATCTATCACGTTTTCAGCTCCTTCTATCGCATTATCATAGTCCATACTATATATTGCCCTATCTCACTACCGATGCCTATTGCTATACCTGTTATAATGCCTATGGTTATACCTATTACTAATGCTATATTTGGTTTCATTAGAATGGGATTTCCTCATCGAAAGGCACCGCTTGCCCGAACTGTTCAAACTCACTTTTATCACCACTTGTACTACCTTTATCGGCTTTTCGCTCGACAAATTCCACTCCGTTAGCGATGATCTCCGTTACCCAGCGTTTACTGCCGTCCTTAGCCTCATAGTTACGTATCTGTATTCTGCCCTCTACAATCAGCCTGTGTCCTTTCTGACAGCTATTACCTACCAGTTCGGCGGCCTTTCCCCATAACACTACAGGGATAAAGTCTGTTTCCTTATTCCCTTGTGCGTCTTTAAATGGTCTGTCTACTGCTAATATAAATTGAGCTACTACTTTACCCGTCTGTGTATACCGTACAGTAGGATCAGACGTTAATCTACCTAACAAAACTACTTTATTCATGTTATCTCCTCTCCTTGTTCAAATATCCATCGGGTCACAATTCTCACAGTCAGGTTCAACTTCACCATGTAGCCACTGACAACGCCTACAACAATATTTACTGTCCCAGTAATCACAGGTAGTGTCACAATCATCACAAGGGCATTGTTCTTCTTCCATTTTTATTCACCGTCCCGTCTGTTCCATGCTTTTATTGCTGCCTGTATCGCTTCTTCTTCTGTGTCGTATGTTACCGTTGTCATGGTTAACAAACATGGCGTGTCACCTGCGTTTAAATTTGCGCTGCTATCACATTGGATATCAGCCATAAATCCATTACTGTACAAAAAACATTCTAAAACCGCATTACCGCCACAAAACGGACAAAGTTTTAATTTAGTCATTTTGGCACTCCTTCAATTTTTGTCTGTGGTAACAACTTAAATGTCTTACTAACAAAACCATCACTATACCTAATAAATGCCTCGCATCGTTTTGTTGTAAAATGCAGTTCTTCTACCTCTCTGATGATATAGGAGCCGCAAGTATCATCACAGTCTGATTCGCAGTAAGCTTCGTCATAATCATATATTTTCGCATAAATAGGTTTACTAATATCAATCATCTACTCCACCGCCTTGGTCGCAGACATATTTTTTATTAACATACGCTTTGATATCTGCAGGATCAAATGCTCTGTCACATTTTGGGCAGCAGGGCAACATAGTCTTATCACCCCTGCCCATATTCTTTTCCATTTCTTTAAGTGCTACTCTGTATGGTTTATAGCTGTGGGCTATTTTCCAAAACCGTCTAGCACTTTCCATGTATCTACCCCATTCACGGTTTTGCCGTTCTTCAAAATTTGCGACCATGAGCATTGCTGCAAACGGATCTATAACTGCACTGCATCGGTCGCAAAATATGAGATGACTTTCTTCATCTATGCAAAGTTGTGGTTTGACATAATCAACACCATATTTATTATTTTCATAACATTTGCAGGCCGAAAAAAACTTCTTTTTTGATACCATACCTACAAGACTTCTAATTTTCTCCACTACTCCACCACCTTAAACTTCTCTAAAGTCAATGTCCGGGTAACGATATAGCAGCATCTTCTTTTTGATCAGATACACCTGCGTCCGCATCCCTTTCGTATCAACGTAATATATATGCCCGTCAGCTTCCGTCACCTTAAAATCAGCTCGATAAATAATCGGCCTTATCTTTTTACCGTCTCTCTTATAACCAGGCTGTAAAACAAATTTTGGCTGTAGTTCAACCTCTTTTACTGTACCTTCGCGCATCATCCAGTGTAACTGCCAGTAATAGTCAGCTTCTTTTTCGCTGTCAAACCGTATGCCGTCTACTTCCGTAATTTTATTCTTATACTTCATAATCGGTTCACAACATGGTAAAGCCGAAGCAGGCGTTACACTGTCAGAACGAACTTTACTTATAAGGTGTGCCGGCAGTTCATTCCACGTCGTCATTTATTACTACCGCCGATAACATAATTTCTAGAGCTTTCTTCTCTCGCCTTAACCGGGCATTTTTACCGCCGAGCTGACTATTTTTCCGACGCAGATGTTTGAGTTCCGTCAAAGCCTGCAGAAGTACTGACTTTAATACCGGTATATATTGATCCTCCGGCTCATCTTTAATCATTGCCATCATGGCTTTTATATCCAAGGATTTCACATTTAACCACTCCAAACTTATATTTAAAAGGCCGCCCCCCTACGGGTTAATCACCTCCGCAGGGGTATACTTCCCTTTATGCTTGTATATAGTTAGTATGCGCGGCCGTTTTAACTTATCGCCAGATCTGCCACTCTACAATAACCTCTGCCAACGCACAACCGAGCTGCCATAGGAAACCTGCAGCAAAGATAAATAATAATGTGTATACTGCTTCACGCTTCATTTTCTACCTCCACAATTGCCGCGAACACAAGATATACCTGCTGCGGCACACAACCATTACCTAATGCCTTTAGTCGTTTCGCCCTGTTTTTCTGCCCAACTATTACTCTTGGCGGTTCATATGCGTATTGCTCTACATTTATTGCAGCAGGCCAGCCCTGCCAACTTTCAATATCCTCTTTTGCTACATTGATGTCAGTCCAGCCTATAGGTAATCCCATTAAAAGCTCTACCCAATCAGCGTTTAGATTACCTGGTTTTTCTTCTTTTTTTATAACAACACCATCCAGATAATTTCTATCTGCATTACGTTCAATACTCGCACAGCCATATGATCCGCTGTTTCCTTCTCTTGCTCTTGGTGTCGGCCAATTTACCGCCTGACTTAAATTAACGCTGTGCATCTTCTTAACTGCTGTATCTAATCCATCACCTGATGTAGCACTCGCACCTTTACGATTGTAATTACCACATACACTCGTGGTAGGCCACAATGAACACTCGCTCTCGTTTGTGTGGCGCTCCAACATCGGCAGCTCCATAGCATGACCATCCAACACGATACCCCATTTCGGCCAGGTCTCGCAAAACAGTTCCGAATCCTCCCCCCCGAATCCCGGCAGCAGAGATTGAGAGTAACCCGCGCACGTTTTCTGCCACGATCCATCTTGGCTTAAGCTCGCAAATAAGCCGGGCATACTCTCCCCAAAGACCGGAGCGGGTAACGTTCCCTTCACTATCAACGAAACCAGTTCTTTTACCTGCTGTGCTAACATCTTGGCACGGAAATCCTCCGCTGATAATATCGATCTTGGATATTCCATCAGTTTTAAGTTTTTCTGCCGTGAGTTCTCTGACATCTCTGTAAATTGGGACACCCGGAAACCTCCTTTGCAATATTTTTGTCGGGTATTCTTCGATTTCACAAAAAGCCACTGTTTCTATTCCCGCCCAGCTGGCAGCAAGGTCAATCATACCTGCTCCGCTAAATAGCGATAACATTTTCATTGTCCTCACTCCTGCTCGCTACTTATGCTAACGCATTCCTTGTCCTGCAATCTTTTGAAGTTATTAAATATTTCCTGTGCTGTAACAGCCCGCGGATCATCTGACCACATCAAGCAGTTCGGGCAAATATGCACCTCAAAATATCGACCTCTGTTTACGTGACTACCCGCCGTTGTATCCTTATGGCATATATCGCAATTCATGATCTCACCTCAAAACGGTTCTGACTTATTAGTGTTCAGCTTGCCAATATCTTCGGGCGTAGAGTAGTACCCTCTTGCAAAATTTTTATTTATGACTTCTCGCTTAGCTTTGGCATAAGCCAAAAAAGCCAAAGCATGATTCTTCCGCAGCTGGTAAACAAACGTGTTACAGCAAGCCTTAACGTCGATAATCTCCATCATCAACGCCAGCAGCTTATCTTCTGCCAACACTTTTTTAAACTCTGTGTAAGCAGCTTCTACCTCAGCCAGTTCTTCTTTGATTTTTGCAATCTGCTCTTCCGGTGTTGCGTCCCTGAATTTATAACATGGTGTTGTTGCTTTAATTTTCATTATTTCATCTCCTTCATTGCCGCAAAGAATGTGATTGCCGCCATATACTCATCGTAATATTGCTCGTTAGGATTATTACCTTCACGTCCGTATACACTCTCTACACGAGTTTTAAATTCTTCTAGCGTACCACCTTTGTAGTTATTCCAGCATCCGCACAGGACATTGTCGTCATCTACGCAATAAGTAGTTGTTCCTCGGCGACTGCCAATTCTAACAACTTGATAATATGTTTTGTCTAGGTCTGCACCGCTGAGGTTTGCACTGCTGAGGTCTGCACCGCTGAGGTCTGCACCGCGGAGGTTTGCACTGCTGAGGTCTGCACTGCTGAGGTATGCACCGCGGAGGTTTGCACTGCTGAGGTCTGCACCGCTGAGGTCTGCACCGCTGAGGTCTGCACTGCTGAGGTCTGCACTGCTGAGGTCTGCACCGCGGAGGTTTGCACCGCGGAGGTATGCACCGCGGAGGTTTGCACCGCTGAGGTCTGCACCGCTGAGGTTTGCACCGCTGAGGTATGCACTGCTGAGGTCTGCACTGCTGAGGTATGCACCGCGGAGGTCTGCACCGCTGAGGTCTGCACCGCGGAGGTCTGCACCGCTGAGGTCTGCACCGCTGAGGTTTGCACTGCTGAGGTCTGCACTGCTGAGGTTTGCACTGCTGAGGTCTGCACTGCTGAGGTCTGCACTGCTGAGGTATGCACGTTCCCCTCCTTCTTCGTTTCGCAACCATCTACCGTGACTTTTTATAATCTCCTGTAATTTTTTTGCACTTATTTTCATAGTTACCGCTCCTTTAAACTTTAGCTAATTCACCTTGACGACGGGTTGACCGTTTTGGTACTACATCAGGCACTAACGGATGATATTTATAACACCGCTCACGATCAGCAACCACATAAGTAAATCCGCTTTCTTTGTCTACTCTCAAAAACGGTTGATGTCCGCTGTATGGGCAATCAACAGTGTTAATACATTCAGCACATTTTCGTTCGACGTCGGCGATAAAGCTGATATCGTTGTAATTACGCTTTATAAAGCTATCATCGGCATCAGGAAAAATCCTCTTTGCTGCAGCTCTAACTTTATCGCTCACTGGCTGCCGTAGTTCGCCAAATGTTTTACCGGAAGCAAGATCAGCAAATAGCTTCTTCACAAACTCATTTGCCGCCATAGAATTACGCTCAATAGCTTTCTTCTCTGCGCCGATTTTATTCTGCCGTAGGATTGATAACGTGTTATTAATGTCTGCCCATGTCGGCCAATATTTATTATTATCAGCGATATAATCAACAGTATCGCCCCACATCTCAATGTCTGTGTATTTATAACGCTCCAGGGTTTGCCTTTCGATAGTTTTTTTTGCATCTTCGCTTCCCCAGTTTGGATTTAATCCCGCCGCCTGCCACACTTCATAAGCTGCCGTTATCTCTCTAAGTTCCAACATACGGCATATCCCTCACTTCCTCCCAGTCCAGCCCCATAAAACAAGCCAGTCTGTATTTTCTTTTCTCTGGAGGTATCGCTGCCCAGCGCTCCTTATTTTTTGCAATCCATTCGTCTTTCTCTTGTGCTTCCCTGTCAGCAGCTTGCACTGCTTCAGACAATTTGATTTCATCCGTCCAGCGTTCATCCTGCAAAAAAGTATCAGGATCAGGTATGTACCTTCCGTTCTCCTCCTGCCACTGATTAGTTTTTTTGTATCGCTCAACAGCAGCATTAATCAATGCATACTGTCCTTCAGAGTGTACACGCATATTCATCCATGCTATTCTTGCAACAGGCTTTTTCCTTTTCGACGGATATAATTCCCAAAATCGCTCAAAGCCTTTTTCTTTTTCGTTAACCTCTAATCCATTTTGGGTTTGCTCGCGTGCGTGCGCGTTATTATTATTATTATCATTGTTTATCATTGTTATATTATTATCATTATTGTTAGATGTTAGCTGACTGTTAGGTTGTCTGTTAGGTGTCTGTTGACCGTCTGTTAGCTGACTGTTAGGTTGTCTGTTATCGACTTCCCTTTTTCCTTGATAAACCTGCCAGTTTACTATAGTTATCAGCCTTCCAGTCTTTGTTGATTGGTCTGTTAAAAAATTCATATTTTCAAACTTTTTTAACGCAGTCCTTACATTTTGGACTGTTAGTCCATTTCCGCAAGCTTTTACGATATTAGGCAAGCTTGTTATAAATTGTCCCGGTTGACAAATAAATTCTTCTCCCTGCCAATACCACTTTTTTTCACTGTGATTTGCCATTAAAAGCAGGGTGATTAAAATTACTTTTTGCTCAACTGTCGTAACCTGCCAAATCGGACTATCTAACAATTTTCGATGTAAAGCAATAAACCCAGTATTCATAGCACTTTACTCCTGATGGTCATATTTTGTAGATAAATACGCTTTTACCTTTTGCCCAATTACAACGCCCTCGGTGGCATTGTGGCGCAGGTAATGACAGTCATTACAAAGCATTGCCATATCTTCAAGCCTATCCTGTCCACCTTGTGACTTTAGCGGCTCGTGGTGAGGTTTTACACCAGGTTCCACAAAGCGGCTACAATTTACACACAACCCACTATCACGGTCGTATACTGCTTCACAAAGTTTTTTAAGCGCGACACCTTTAAGCCGTATCCGCTTTACTTTTGGAATCATCTTTATTGCCCCATTTATTCAGCATTTCTTCGATGTCAGCTCTAGGTCTCAGCTTAACGCCCTGCTCTTCTGCCATAGCCAGAAGGCAATCAATAAGCCGTGACATTTGTTCACGGTTATACTCCCTGCTGCCAAGATAAAAATCAGCTTCGTAATCGCCAGTTACTATGACAATTCGCCCAACTCTGCCGGCAGTCCAGCCTTTAATCATATACTCCAGCGATTCTTTATCCATAAAATGATAGTTTCTGTAAGGCCCGCAATCTTTTATTGCTTCCCTATACACGTCCTCTTTACTGTAGTAAACCTTTTCTTGCGACAACTTTTTAGCTATTTCATCGCATAAGTGCCAGCAATAATTATTAGCTGACAGCGTTCGCGCCTTTGAGAGCGGTTTTATTTCTACCTCAAGGGTTTTCCCTCGTCTAATCGATTCTTGAAGCTTCTGAACGTCTTCTGCTTCTCTAAAGGGCACCGATACCATTAAACCAATACCTTCAGTACCCCTTAATACAACTAAATCTTTTACCGTGGTTTTCATTTTACTTCTACTGCCTTAGCGTTTATCGCAGCTCTTATGGCCTCATGGGCATTCACATATTTATCGTCGTTTAAGAGTTTTTCAAGTACTTCAATTTTCAAAAACTCAACATCATGCCAATCACCGTTTTTATCCTGGATTTGACACTGTACTCCGTTGATAAACCTTACCGCTCCATTCTCACTAACTGATGTAATGTTAATCGGACTTTCTACAGGTTTTTTATCCTTTTTTTCTTGCCTTGCCATTGCTTTTTCTCCGTCATCATCTTCCTGCGCCAGACCAACCATCGCGGCAAGAGCATATCTTCTGCCGTAAGTAATTGCGCTGCCAATGGCTTGCGGATCTAATTTAGTGACAGTCATTGTTAGAGTGCTGGATATATACTGCCCGCTTGAATGTGCAAGCATCGTTGTAATGTTCAGTCTGCCGTTCTCATTGATTTCTTCCGGCATCTGGATAACTGATATTTCATTTGCAGTTAATGCTTCTCTGCACGTGTTCCAACATTCAGCCAGATCTGCATATTTACTTTTGAAAAACGGATTACTGCTGCTTTTCTTTGCCCCTTCGAGCTGCCCTTGTGCCTTTGCCAAAGCGGCAGCAAGTTCATTTACTTGCTCGCTCTTCAACATTGTTCTGACCTCCAATCTTCTATTCTATTTTCTATAGTATTGGCACTGTTATGAATCCATTTCAGCAATGTACTAACTTTGGCTTCATCACCGTCCAGATCATCCATTTCCTTCAGATTCTCTAAAATAACCTCTGCTTCATACCGAAGCGAATATACTAAATCATCAAAATTATCCATGCTTGCAATCCTCCAATTCTTTTGCTAAAATGAAGGTGGACGCTAAACTTCGTAAAATTTACATGTCCACCCTGAGCTATCGAAGCTGCAACTTCGGTAGCTCTTTTTCTTTTGCCTATCATCTCAACACCCCTACTGTCACTACAGCAGCCATAATAGCTACGTATGTTCCAATAAATATTGCAGTAGTTGCTACGGTAAAATCTCTAATCATAAGCCTGCCACCTGCCCCATAGCGTAACCAATGTTGTAAATCATTCGTACTGCTACCAGTGTTGCTACTACAGTCAGCAGCCACATAGCCGGATACCTTGCAATACTATCAAGTAAGTTTGTTATTGCATCAACCGCTGATAAGTACACTAAGTAAATATCTTTATAAATGTTCTTCATTTGGCTACCTCTCTTTCTGATCCAATCAGTGCTAATAATGACTGTGCTGCTTCTCTACATTCTTTTATCATTCTGCTGCCAAGTTCAGTTTTATTTAGTGTTTTTTCTACCATCTCAGGCAAAAGTTTTGACACGTCAGATACTTCTTTATGTACCCTTAATATCTTTATGCCCTCTGTGTCGTTAATCGGCACTAAACCGAAAATATCGCAAAAGACAGGGTTTCGCTGTAAGTGTTGTACCCTAAGCCAAGGAGTACGATACATTTCAGTCATTTTTAAAACCAGCCAATCAGGAACAGCCCTGCCGTCTAGTTCGTATTCTGCAAGGCTACGCTCTGATACTATCAATAACATAGCCGCTTTAGGCCTTGTCATACCTGCAAAAAGTCGAGCATTTAAATAAGGGTTCATGCTGTTTTTTTGCATGTTGCAACTCTCCTTTCGTGATATTATTTCAAGTAATCAAACAGCCTGTTCAGCAAGCTTCTGAGCGGCTCTCTCTGCTTTACGCTTTTCAATACCCTTGCGTAACTCCTCTGCCCAATTGTCGGTAGATATTTGATCTTTCTTCCGGCGGTATTTCATACATGTAGGTTTGCATTTTGCTTGATGAATTGCTGCTGCCTTTTTCCTGGCGTTTTCTTCATCCTGCTGTCTAAAAAATTCTAAAAGCGTATCATCAAATACATATATCAGCGAACCTTTCTTACCACCACCAGAGTGAGGAAACTCTCCTTTTGCTGCCCTGTCTTGCATCCCTCGATACGAAAAGCCGTACTTTTCACAGAAGGCTTTTAGTGTCATTCGCATACTTTTATCATTCCTTTCCTTACCTTCCCTGCTATAATATAAGCAATTTCTATCCACGTACTCCTTACTAAGTGCGACGTTTTACACGATTTGGCATTTGCACCCGGCATGGGAGAATTGTTGTAACTATAGAAGCAGGAGAGAAACTATCCCAACAGTTAAAACCACCCCACCAATAACACCACCAACCATAGCTACAGTTGCTTCTACACCAAAGAAATAAAGCCATATGCCTGCTAATATGCAAAAACAAATTAGACTTATTGCAGCCCTCTTTTTATCCAACACACTTATGCTCCTTCCTGGTCACTTATAAATATTTTGTATTGTATTTCTG